GGCGACGTGATGGCGGCAATCAAGACGCTCTACACCGAGAGCCATGATTACAAGTCCGTGGTGCTGGACTCTGCCGACTGGCTGGAATCCATCCTTCAGGCTGAGATTGAATCGAAGCACGACGCCAAGGAACTAGCCTATGGAAAGGGCGCATTGCTGCTGGCTGATCGCTGGCGCGAAGTGCTGGACGGGTTCAATGCGCTGCGCAACGACAAGAACATGGTGGTCATCATCATCGGGCATTGCGAGATCAAGCGTTTCGATTCGCCCGAGGTCGAGCCGTATGATCGCTACCAGCCCAAGCTGCAAAGCCGTGCATCCGCTTTGCTGCAAGAGTGGGCCGATGCCGTGCTGTTCGCCAACTACCGCACGCTGGTCAAGAAAGATGAAGTCGGGTTCAACAAGCAAGTGAATCGCGGCATCACCACGGGCGAGCGCCTTCTGTACACGCAGGAGACGCCCGCCTATCTGGCGAAGAACCGTTACAACCTGCCGGCGTCACTGCCGTTGGACTGGAACGCTTTTGCCAACGCACTGGCGGCTTCTGCTGCCTAATTGATTGAGATTTCCTCAACTTTTCCCAAACTGCCATAACGAAAGGATCGAACGATGGCCAATCTCGCAGGCTTTGACGCCTCCCAAGTACCCGAGCAACAAGAGTTCTCCGCGCTGCCCGAAGGGCAATACGTGGTGATCGCCACCGCTTCCGAAATGAAGCCCACCAAGTCAGGCAACGGCCAGTTCCTGCAATTCACCTTCGAGGTTCTGGACGGCCAGCAGAAGGGGCGCAAGCTCTGGGCACGCCTGAACCTCGTCAATCCGAACCAGACCGCCGTGGATATTGCACAGCGCGAACTGGGGGCGATCTGCCGCGCTGTTGGCGTCATCAAGCCCAGCGATTCGGCTGAACTGCACAACAAGCCGATGCTCATCACCGTCGCCGTCGAGATCGACGACCGCAAGCGCGAGAGCAACATCATCAAGAAGTACGAAGCCGTTGGCCCCGGTGCTTCCGTCGCTGCGCCTACCGCCTCCGGTGGCGCTCCGTGGGGCGGCCAACAGGCCGCGCCCGCTGCCGCTGCCCCGGCTGCCGCCCCCGGCACGCCGCCCTGGGCGAAGTAACCCGACAAGGCCGAAAGCAGATGCCGGCGTGCTGGGGGTTCCCGGCACTGGCCATCCGGTGCAGCGAGTAGGCCGATTCGCCGAAAGGCGTGGATTGAAACCATAGGAGATTAACGTGCAACAACCATTCAACCCGGCCACCGTGCCGATCAACTACACCCTGAATTTCCAGCAGGTCAATCTTCTGCTGGAAGGGCTGGGCAAGCTGCCGTATGAGCGTGTGGAGCAGCTTTACAACGCCATGCGTGGCGCCGCCCTGCAAACCTTGCAGGATGCCGAACAGGCTCACAACGATGTCGCCGAGCGTGAGGCCGAGGCCGAGCGTATCCGCGCCCTTCCCCCGGAAGCGACGGAGGCACAGGCATGAGCACCCAGACCCGCATCTATCTGGTGACGGACACCGAATCCGGCAAGAAACGCCTGATCCGTGCCAGCAACCAGCCTCAAGCCGTGCGCCACGCTTCGCGCAACAAGTTCTCGTGCGAAGTGGCTGGGCAGGACGATCTGGTTTCGCTCGTGGCCACTGGTTGCCCGGTGGAAGAAGCTGGCGCCGATGAACCGCAGGAGGCCCAGCAATGACCCTGTACATTGGCACCAAGCTGATCCACGCTCACCCGATGAACCGCGCTGCGTACAACGCGCTGCGTGGCTGGGAGCTTCCAGCCGACGAGAACGGCGACGACGCCGGCTATCTGGTCGAGTACATCGACGGCGGCAAGGCCAATCACCCGGACTACGAAGGCTACATCTCGTGGTCGCCGGCTGATGTGTTCGAGCGTGCCTACCGCCCGTACAAAGGCATGGGCTTCGGCAACGCCCTGGCCGCTCTCAAGATGGGCCTGAAAGTCGCCCGCGCTGGCTGGAACGGCAAAGGCATGTGGCTAATTCTCGTGTCCGGCACGCCTAACGCAGCCTTGCGAGAAGGCACCCCGTACCGCGAAGCACTTGGCCAAGAGTCGTGCGAAATCCTGCCCCACATCGACATGTGGACAACCAACGCCGAAGGCCGACGCGCCATGTTGCCTGGATGGATTGCCTCCCAGACGGACATGCTCGCCGAGGACTGGCAAATCATTGAATGAGGATGCCATGCAACAGACGCCGCCCTACATGACTGACGCCGAATGGGACGAGGCCGCAATGTTTGGCCAGTCATCGCAGCACGACGGAGAGGATGTCGTGATGTTCCGTCGCATTGACCTTGCTTCGTATCTGTCGATGCTTGGAGTCGAGTCCGAAGGCTCGCCAGAAGGTTCTTGAGTCATAAGCCAAACGCGGGCAGCAGCGTGACCACCGGGAGAGGCCGGGAATAAACACGACGAGGGACTGAACGATGGATTACGGAATCACGGTCATTGACATGCTCAAGCACGTCGAGGCCAACAAGACGCCTGAGAACATGACGATGCTGGTGCGCAGCCTGTCTCTGGGAATCGCCGCTGCAAGCTCCATGGTCAATAGCATGGACGCGCAGGATGAATTGCTGAACAACCTGTTCGCCGCAATCAGGAGCGAAGCCAAAGACCTGTACATCTCGCGCCACAACGGATGCTCGCAGGCCGACTATCTCAAGCACGTTTACACACCGGGAGCGCCCAATGCCTGACATCGCCGACTTCACCGATCCGGTGGTCGCGGCCATCTACGAACAGTACGAGAAGCGCGGCGAAACCGAGAAGGCCCGCACCTACCTGGGCGCCTCTGTCATCGGCAAGGAATGCAAGCGGGCGCTGTGGTATTCCTTCCGCTGGGCCGGTACCGAGAGCTTCGACGGTCGCATGCTGCGCCTGTTCCAGACCGGGCATCTGGCCGAGCCGCGCTTTGTTGCCGATCTTCGCGCCATCGGCGCCACCGTGCATGATGTCGATCCGGCCACTGGCAAGCAATTCGGGTTCGCCCACTTCGGCGGGCACATGCGCGGGCACATGGACGGTTGCGCCAAGGGTATCCCGACAGGCGGGCAGAAGTGGCACGTCCTCGAATTCAAGACCCATTCGGCCAAGTCATTCGCCACGCTCAAGAAGGACGGCGTGAAGAAGGCCAAGCCCGAGCACTACGCCCAGATGATGTGGTACATGGGCAAATCCGGCATGGATCGCGCCCTGTACCTGGCCGTGAACAAGGACACCGACGAGCTTTACTCCGAGCGCATCGAGTTCGATCAGGTCGAGTACGAGAAGATTCTCGCCAAGGCTGAGAGCATCATCTTTGCCACCGAGCCGCCGCCCAAAATCAGCGACGACCCCAAGTTCTACATCTGCAACTGGTGCTCGCACAATGCCGTGTGCCATGGCAACCGGACGCCGGCCCTGTCGTGCAGGACGTGCGTGCATGCCACGCCGGAGCGCGAAGGCGATGGGCGCTGGTCGTGTGCCAAGCACGGCCCGGAAATCCCGGTGCATGCCCAGCGTGCCGGTTGTGGCCACCATCTGCCCCTGCCGTTTCTCATCACCTACGCCACCGCCATCGACGCGGGCGACGGCTGGATCATGTTTCAGCGCAAGGACGACCCGGCCAAGCAGTTCATCGTCACCGACGAAGCCACGCCATTGCCCGCCGACTTGCCCTTGCAGCAGTTCATCTATGCCAGCAAGGAGATCAGCGCGGCCAAGGATCACCGGGCTATTTGCGACCAGGGCATTGAGGAATTCCGTATCCAGTTTGGAGCGAAGATAGATGGGTAAAAAAGCCGTTGAGTATCCAAGCATCGACTTCCTGCGCGAGTGCTTTGACTACGACGAGAACACCGGACAACTGCGCTGGCTGCACAGGCCACGCCACCACTTCCAATCGGCGCAGTCGTGGGCGAACACCAACAAGCAGAAGGCTGGCACAAACGCCGGAACACATGACGCCAGCGGCTACATGTACGTGCATCTTGTGGGGCGACGGCTTGCCGTGCATCGCATTGTCGTGCTTGGCGTGACATGGAACAAGAAGCTGGAGAAGTGGCAGGC